CTGGTTGTCTATTAGGCATTGCTGATAAAACTTTTCTTGCGATTCTAATTAAATTATCCCATAGTCTTGTATTTTGTTCACTTGTATCAAATTCATCTTCACCTAATACTGCCTTTGTTAATTGTAAGAAGATTAATATCTCTGCAAAATAAATAAATCCTGCAGGGTGAACAAGTCTATCGTATGATAATTCCCAATCACTTAAATTTTTACCAGTCTTAATTAAATAAGAAAACTTTTGAAACTTTAAACTATCTTGTACTACAATACTATCTGATAAAAAACCTTTATTATCTAAATATTGTCCACCTTTTGTTAAGTTAGGATTAACATCCCAATTACCTGATGAAGGTATTAATACTTTATCGTATGGAAATTCTACTTCAGCAAAATCATTAAATAATATTTTAAAGAATATTTCAATTGAATCTGATGAACCTCTTAATCTATAAAAGTCTATAATTTGTTTATAAAGATTTCTTTTATTTACAGTAACACCTCTTGGAATTGTAGCAGCAATTTCTTTTTGCATTAATTCTAAATAATTATTTTCATTTGTATCAATATCCATTGCTTCTTCAATGCTATTCATAACATAAGATGGACCTGGACCTACCCAATATTTTACAATTGTAGTTAATTTTGCAGTATAGTTATTGTAAGAGTCTAAACCATTAACTGTAAATGTCTTACCTATTTCAGATGTTGATGTTGCAAGTGAACCAGGCAATTCATTACCATTTGTAATTGCAACATTAATATCAGTTAAAGGAATATTTACTGTTGTGCCAGAAGGTGATGTAAGTACCAATGTAGAATCTGCACCAGTTTCATCTGTAAAAAACTTATTGTTATCGTTATTAGGGTCTGCAATTCTAAATTGTGCTAAACCACCTAAAACAATATCATCAAAACTTAATGTTTCTTGATAAATAAATTCATCCATATTCATGAACGTATAATAAGCTTGTAAGAATTTATCTAACTTATCTTTATTTTCAAGAATCTCCGAAGGTATTATAGAATCAAGACGAACATTTTCTTTTGTTTTATGTAATGTTCCGGTCTCTACACCTATAGCACCTGGAGTTAATGTTTTTTTAGTTGGCATTATTTAAATCTTGATGTTGTTGTATAATTAATAGAACCAGCTGAACCTGCAACCGCAATTGTATCAACTTCTGGTACAATGACAACACTGTTATTATCAATTGATAATAACTGGTCTCTTTTTGGAGCTAGGTCTAATGAATTAGGTACAACTGTTATTTTTATTTTATCTGTTGTATCAGGTCTAAAACTATTTAATATAATAGTACCTTTTAATACATCTATAATTCCAGCTTCATTAATAACAGTTACATTAGTATCATTTACAACTTTATAAACAATTACTTTTCTATTTGTTGAACCAACGATTGGTTCGTCACCAAAGAAATGGTCTATGTTATTTATTTTAAATGCTGTTGATGTTAAAACAAAATCAGTTGATATACCTGATTGATAAAAAGGTGAACTAAATGTTAAACTAAAATTATTATCTGCATTATTTAATGGTGTAATCTCTTGAAACATTCTTGGACGTACCATTGTGTTTAGTATTGATGGGTCTGAACTATCAATTGCTCTTGTTAATTGTGAATGCCTAAATACACCATCAAATTTATTTAAGTTATTAAAGTTATAATCTTTAATTGTATCTCTTACAACTGATTGTAATTCAACAGAACTTCTATCTGTTAAATTTGGATTATATTTAAAGTTAACATCTAATTCTAAATAAGTAAAATTAGGGTCAACAATTTCTGGTGTAATTGATACAACATTTTTACCTTTTAATATTGCACCAGTAATATCTGTTTTTTCTGCAGTTGTAAGTGTTTCTGCTAATAAAGGTTTTATTGCAATATAAACTTTACCATAATCAGGTGGGTCATTATCTTCTCCGCCCCATGTTGAAATGGAATCAATATTACTAAATTCTTTTTTAATAATAGATGCGTAATCGTCTGAAGTTACAGCTCTGTTTTGAGCAATAAAAGTGAGTGGAGCATTAAATCTGATTGACTCCATTGTTTCAGCTTCAACACCACCTATAGCATTTGTAACAGTTGTAACTGCAATTGAACCAAATCCACCAATATTATCTACCATAGAAAATGAATTTGCGCCATTACTTTCTGTACCTTCAGTTATAACATAATCAATCGTAACAATATTATTATTTGATGGTTTAAATCCTGTGACTCCATCTCCAAAATATATTTCATAATAACCACTTGGATTTTCTTGTAAGTAATAAACTTTAGATGTTGAATCTAATCCTCTTAATGTTTCGAAAGGAGTATATATTTCAAAATTACTAGATTCTTCATTTGATTGAACTCTTACTCTTAATGTACTTGTATCTGAATTATAATCTGATAGTTGAAATTTTTGATTTTCAATATCATTATCAACTCTATATTTTAATTCTCTAATATTACCTTCAGCGATAGGTACATTTGTAAATGTATATAATGTGCCAGATAGTATTGCTTGTTGAGTTTCTAAAACAACATATTCAAACTCTTCACCACCAACAATTGTATTTAATTTAGTACCTCTATTTAAAGTTAATTCAGTTGGTATTGTTCCAATTTCACCAGCAATATTTACAACAATATTTACTGTTGCTCTTGGTGATAATACTGACCTTGGTGTATATCCTAATAGTTTTGCTCTTGTGACTACATTTCCTCTTATTTGTGCTGAATCTAAAAATGATTCATTTAAAGAATAGTGAGCATTCATTGCATTATAATGTGTATTATATGCTAATACATCTAATAAGACATTTAAACCTGAACCATCAAAATCATAATCACTAAATTCTGATTGTTGTTTTAAAAAGTTTTTCAGATTATTTTTAATATCTGCAAAATCGAGTTCTGTTACATTTAAATTTGTTGCCATTTTATCTTAACCTTCTTAATACTATTTCAACTGTATCAGCTGAATCATATTCCTTTATATTAAAATATACTATTACGTTATATGAATTTATATCAGATAAATCTGTTATACCAATACTTGTAACTGATATTCTTGGTTCGTATTTACTTAAAACATCATATATATTATCTCTTAATTCGATTTCAGTGATAACATCTGCAGGTTCATATAGTAATCCTCTTAGATTAGCACCTAAATCATCTTGAAAAGGTCTTTCGTAAAAATTACTTATTAATAAATTTTTTACTGCATTTTTAATTGCAGCATCATCCTTTAAAGGAATAATGTCTTTTCGAATAGGATGTATTTTTAAAGATAAATCTAAATCACTCCATGGTTTTTTCTTAGAGACAATACGTGCTTGCTCTAATTTACCTGTAATTTGTTTACCGCCTGTGTATAATCCTGCCATATATGTATTTATACTCTTTAACTTGCTCCTTCTTCAACTACAGTATTTGGAAGGGAACTTTGTGTATTATTAATCATTGTTTGTACTGATTCTGGTAAATCAATTGTTGATGGAAAACCTATGAGTTTTAAATAATCACAGAAACTAAATGTAATCCAATCAATTACTGCACCTAATCCGATAGCACTAAAAAAGTCTTCTACCTTTTTAATCCATAACTTTATTAAATATGTTTGCCATTCTTCAGTAAATTCTCTTGCTCTTTTTAATAATCTTTCTTTTTGAAATTCTGGTATTTGTACATTATCATCAAATTCACCACCCAATAAATCTAATAAACTAAATCCAAATATTTGAACTTGTTCTAATTCTTCTATTGTTTTATCTCGTATTAAAGCTTCTAAATCTATTTCTTGTAATCCAGGAAATGAAGGTAAACCTAATGAATCCCATATTTCTTCAAATGCATCTATTAAACCAGAAAATCCACCTGTTAATAATAGATTCATTTTCTTAGCTACTTCAGAACGTATATAGTTTCGTATTGTTTCTTTCTTTAAATCAGCAGCATCAAACCTATCCCAAATTTTATACTCATCTGGAATTAAATCATATATACTATCAATTTCTTCTAATGATATTCCATCTAAAATACTATTTGGATTTGCTAAAAAATCTAATATATCAAAAGATATACCAAGTATTGTAACATTAAAATCAATTGAAAAAACTTCATTTATTAATGATAATATTTTTTGTTGAACATACATAGGATATTCAGAAGATAGACGAGTAATAATAAGTTCCCATTCTAACTCTGGTATTTCAAGTTTTTCCCATTTAGGTTCATAAATATCTAATAAAGAACGTATACGCTCTAATTCAGTTTTTAAACT